GATCTACATTTCTTATACGCCATTTTTTAGTCTTTTGCTTATATGTTAATTTTTGTCTCGGTAGAGACGCTTCAAAATGTCTTGCCATAAAATTTTTTGTTAAACAAACAAAAATACAATTAAAAATTACCAATGTAAAGTAAAATTTTAATTATATTATGTTGTTAGTTATTATGCTAATAGCTATTAGGAAAAGTTTATTTTTCTATTTCTTCTTTCTATTTTCTTATTATTCCAATCTAATAATGATGTTGAACTCTTAAAATTCTTATTAAAAAATGGATCTTGTGCTAAATTTGTTTTATTAACATCATTATTTCTACTTGAATCAATTACTTTATAATTATCTTCAACTATTATAAGTAACATGCCTAAAGCAGATATTCTATCAAAGTTATATTCAGGTGCAGGATTATATGATATTAATTCTTTAATTATACCAGGACTACGTAGCATTTGAACGTTGCTTACATGCTCATCTTTGCCTGCTGCTTGTTCATCCAACCATATTTCTATAAGTTGTATAGCATATCTATTAACCCCTACTGTAGCAGGAGTACCATATTTAGTGTTACCAGATTTTCTAATAGCTACGTTAGCTTCATCTCTCAATGATTCTGGTGTTTCAGCTAATAAATTTAATGATTTCTTTTTTTCATAATACCAGAACAAACCTTTTTTATTATTTTCATAATTGTTAACACCGTTATAGAATAGTGTAAGTTTTCTAGTTACTTCATAAAATTCCTTAGTAGATCTACGACCTGTATATTCAGCTACTATACGTTTAGTCCATGCATCCATAACTATTATACAACCTAATGAATTAGTGGTTGAATCATCATCATCATATGTATCTGTACCTAAGTAATATCTATTTGGAAATATTTCATTATCTTGATTGCGCTTAGGCATTTCAAAGATTTCAATAGTACCTGGTTTATTCTTATTATCTAATATGGGATAATCTCTTACTACTTTAGATGCTTCTTCTGGATCAAATTTTAAAGTACCATCTTTTTTAAATATTAGCTCACCTATCCAATGTTTATCTTCATATTCTCCTTTATTAGATTGAACTTCAACTAACTGTTGTTTTAGATCTGCAATAGGGAATCTATTACCAGATTTATTAATAAACATCTCAGATGGTTTGAGAGGATAGTTCATCATCTCTAAATCCAATGCAGATGTAGTCTTAGATTTCTTTTTATCTAACCTACGCTTCTCATATACAGAAATAGCTTTTTCAAACATGGTATTACCGTTTTCATCTTTATAATTACCATCCATATAATAAGCTGGTACAAACCAACCTATTTTACCATTTCCTTCCCAAATATCATCAAAGGCTAACATAGAGAAACCTTTAGGATCTCTAAATATAAGTTCTGATTCTATAATTTTTTCAACGTTACCACCTGTACCAATATAAATTGACGTACCGAACTTTACTACACCATCAGTCATCTGAGCAGCTTCATTACTACCATGTACTGTAAGTATGTTGGGTGCTAATCCCACCTCTTCTACAATAATTAAACCAGGTCTAGTACCAGCTGCTGCTTCAGGATTTTCCACTGTAAATGTAGCATGGTATATTTTAGATTTACTACCTAATTTCTTCCATTTACCTGCAATCTTTTTATCATATTCATGCCTATAAGGATTCTTAAAGTTATTAGGATTTAATGTACCTGCATGATCTTTATAGAACGGATGTACCGTTTCTTTGTTATAACACCCTGGTAGTTCTTCAATCATATCAGATACCTTACCTAATATCTCAGAAGACTTAGATGCAATAGCAGCACCAACTAGTATTTCAGCTACAGCAGGGTTTTTAATAGATTCTTGTGTATAATATTTAGCACCATCAAATAACCATTCATGTGCTATGTTATTAGCTGTAAGGAATGATTTACCACCACCCCTAGCTCCTAATAGCATAAAATTACTAGCTTCATTCTCATAAACAGGTAAACCCATTGGTTTATTAAATATGCGCCTTATATATTCTCTAGGATTAACGTATTCTTTTCTTTCACCGTTTTCTTTAAAAAAGTTATTATATTTTAGATCTATTATCTTACCATATTGATCTTTACACATATGAACTAAATCTTCATTTGTATATTCATCATTTAGTAAAAATTCATTACAAGAATATTTTTTATCTTCACTAAAACCACTAAAACCCCTAGCTTCTATTTCCACATAGTAGTAAGCCCATTCAAAATCCCTTAGATAAGGTTTCATTTTAATTTTAGGTGCTGTTTTAGGTAAGTAATCAGGGCGGTGTTTAATAGTACCATAGTTAACATAGAAGTATAGCTTACCAGGCATATAACGCCATTTAGAAGACTCTTTAGGTTCATCTAATGGTGTGCAGTCAATATCACTATCATCAATACCCCAATAACCTTCAATACATCTTCTTTTCTCATGTTTCCAATACTTTAAGTATTTAATAGAAGATGGATGATGCTTAGGGATATTTTTAATTAAAAAGTTATTTCTATTGTTAATTATAGGTATTGTTTTATCTCTAATTACTTGCATTATCTGTATTTATAAATTGGAAACATTATATTATAATAATTTGGTAAAATTATAGAAGCCGTTGTATTTTTATAAATCCAATATTTATAATAATCCTTTTTCTGTTGCTGATTCTTGCATTCCTCCTTTTGTTTCTCCATCTACTGCTTTTTCTTTTTCTAATTTCTGTTTTACTAATTCTAATTGTTCATAAAGTTTAGCTGTATCTACCACCATTTTATCTAATTGGGCAGCAGTACCTTTTACACTTCTAACCCTACCGTCTATTTCCTCTAAGGTATCTAATGAGTAGGGTGTATTCTTTATAAACTCTTTACGCTCATGCATCTTTTCTTGAATCTCATAAAAGTCTTTTTCAGCTAATGTAAGCACCCTATTATAATATTCTTCTATTAGATGCTCATGATCTTCCCATTTAAACTTTTTATCTGTTAGATATTCATCCGTAATTAAGAATTTCTTATCATCAGAAGATAAATTCTTCCAAGGGTTATCTGGATGTGGATCTAATAAAAAAGCTATAGCCCACATAACTTGTGAGCTTTTTTTGCTTTTTCTAGATGTATCTTCATCAAAAAATTCTTTAAATACTTTAATAGTTTTAAATGCTGGGTTTATTTCCCAAAAATTATCATCAGTATTAAAATTTCTTGTTATACTAGTCATATTACGCTTTTATATCTACACTATCTGCTCCTAATTTACCTAATACTGCATTATCATCAATAAAGGTTAATACATACTCTTCATATACAAATGGTATAATATCCACCGCTTCTATATAATTCATTCTATCATTTGGATCAGGCATTTTCTTTAAAAGTTTTTTCATATTTAGATATACTTTATCACCTGGTTTATATAAAGATCTAGGTCCTGATGCTACAACATATTGATATTCATCAAGTGTCATTTCATTTGAACTTACAATTTCTAAACCACTTTCACTTTTAATTTGATTTACTGTGATTAATAAATAATTTGCATTTGGGTGAAAATCAATATTATCAATTGCTTCTTGTAATAATTCCCCTGTTAAGTTGTTACTTCTTTCTTCCATTTTTTTTAATATGTTTTAAAACTGATTCTTTTAAATAAAATTTACCAAAATGTTTATGGTAAAAATTTGTTTTCTCTAAATTATCTGTATCTAATTCTTGTATTTTTTCTTTCATAAACTCATAAGGACATTCTACTATTAATTTAGCAACCATGTCTCTCACACCCTTTTCTAAAGCTATACTATGTAATTTTTTCTTTTGTTCTTTAGTCATTGTTAACAATATTAAAATTATATTGTATTACAAACTTTTTAGCTCCTATTTCTATATTAGGTATATAAGCTTTTGAAACTGTGTTATTTATTATTACTTTCTTTTTTCTTAAACTTGTTAAATTATTTTGAAGTGTATAATCTGGTAAATCATCTAATTCTTTTTTAATTTTCATTTTGGTGTCATAGTCAAAAACTATTTTCCAAAGCATATCTTCATTTTTAATTTCTTTTTTATATTCAAAGTAGTAATATAATAACAAAGCTAATATATTCTGTTGTTGCTTATTTAAACTATGAAACGGTTTTGTAAATTTTAACCAATGTTTCATTAAAGTTTTTAAGTCTGTATTTATATTTGCTATCTTACTATTTTTCATTTCTTATAAACTTTAAAATACTCTCTACAGCTGCATTTCTATGATTAATAGTTAGGGTGAATATATTTACATATTCATTATCTTTTAACTTTTTTATTAAGTTAATACAGCTATCTGATTTTCTTTTTAAGTCAATTTGTTTATCTGATCCTGTAAATATTATTTTTGAATTTTTACCTAACCTACCAATAATCATTTCTATTTGACTTTTATTACAATTTTGAAATTCATCTACTATTACTATTGCATCACTATAAGTAACACCTCTAGTAAAGGCTATAGGTAATATACGTATATCTTCTTTCTCTAGATGTTTTTCTATTTTATTACGTTTAGTATCATTATTAGCATAAACATCTCTTATATTCTCATATATAGGTGCTAAAAACGGTGCTATCTTCTCTTTAATATTACCTGGTAAGTAACCGAAGTCTTCTGTAGTTACTGTAGGTCTTGTTATAATTATTTGTTTATAATTATTATCTTTTCTGAAAAATAAATCTAATGCTATATTGACACCCAGCATTGTTTTACCAGTACCTTCATTACCTAATATAAAATTAACAGGTTTGGTTAAAACTTGCGATTTTACATCTTTTTGCTCATCATTTAACTTAATATTAAAATTTATTCTTGATTTAGTTCCTCCCATTTATATAACCTATTTTATTCGGACCATAATCAGTCTCTTCTATTTTTTTGTTTAATTGAATATAGTTTCCAACTACTGTATACGTTTTACCTGAATAAGTACTAATATTAGATATATTTTTATAAAGTCTACCCACTGATGTTACACCAGGATTAATATCTTCAATATCTTTTTTTCTTAATATTGATGGTAGGTATAGTTTTTGAGTTACAACTTCACCAGTTTCTTCATTTTCATCAAGAACTATATCTAATACTTTAATTATTCTTAAGTCCATATATTACCGTATTTATCTATATATTGATTTATATCTTTACACTTTTCTGTATTATTAGGAGTGTTGCATTTACCACACCATACATTGTTTAGATCATCTTCAAATAAAAATAAGCTTTTACAATTACCACAGCATTCTACTGTTTCATCTTCTTCTTCTACCATAGATTTTAATTTGTTATAGTAACTTTCTAAATCACCAGTATCATAATATGGAAATGGTGTATATCTATTTACTTCAAGCATTCTTTCATACTCTTTGAGTAAATAAAGGATCTGTTTTAATTTGGTTATTTTCATTGTGTATAACTAGTTTTAAGTTCCATTTATCATCTTCTTCTTTATTTATTGTTAACTCAGTATTAACATCTTTCTTTTGTAGTATATCTATTTTCTTCTGAATTGCTTCTAACCTATTTAAAA